AAGGTTATACAAATTATCAAAATCCAATAAATAATACTCGTAAGTAGGAGCCACCCAGCGTGGCTCCTTTTCTTATACTCAAAACAACACGAATCGAGGTGATCGGACATGGCCAGAGCGCCGGATCCAAGAATAGAACAGGCGAAGGCCATGTATCTGGAAGGGGAGAAATTGGTTGAGATTGCAAGTCAACTAAATCTGCCAGAAGGAACGGTCCGCCGTTGGAAGTGTACGCATAAATGGGATAACGAACGTTCGGATAAGAAAAACGAGCGTTCGCGAAAGCGTAAGCGCGGAGCCCAGCCAAAGAATCAGAACGCCGTTGGAAATAACGGAGGAGCTCCGGAACAAAATAAAAATGCAGAAAAATTCGGTTTCTTCAGCAAGTATCTGCCTGAGGAGACCGTTTCTATTATCCAGGAGATGCCGACGGATCCGCTGGATGTCCTCTGGGATCAGATCCAGATTGCGTATGCTGCTATTATCCGGGCACAGCAGATCATGTATGTGCGTGACCGGGATGATAAGACAATCGAAAAGATTGAGCATAAGGACGGCAACGTGATCGGAGAGCGTTGGGAGGTACAGCATGCCTGGGATAAACAGGGGAAATTCCTACAGGCCCAGGCCAGGGCACAGTCGGAGCTTCGCAGTCTCATTAAACAGTATGACGAGTTGCTGCATAAGCGCTGGGATCTTGCCAGTGATGAGCAGAAGGCACGTATAGATGTCCTTCGTGCCAAGGTAGAGGACAAAGAGGACAAGCCAATCCATATCACTTTCACGAAAGCGAGTGAAGGCCATGGCGGATGAACATAACGTACAGTTTGTTATAAACGACCATTTCTTTGATTTCATTGATGACTGGAATCATAAGATGTACTTGCTGGTTGGTGGCTATGGCAGTTCCAAGAGCTATCATGTGGCTGTAAAGCTGATCAAGAAGCTTCTGGAAGAGAGACGCAAAGCACTGGTTGTCAGAGAAGTTTTTGATACGATCCGCGATTCCTGTTATGACTTGCTTATGGAAGTGGCCGAGTCTATGGGGGTATCGGATTACATTGACTTTACGACATCACCGATGCAGGTGCGTTTCCGGAATGGCAGCCGCATTATTTTCAAGGGCATGGACAAACCGGCAAAGCTGAAATCCTTAAATGGCGTATCGATTGTCTGGATCGAGGAGTGTTCCGAGGTTAAATATGCGGGATTCAAGGAGATCCTTGGTCGTCTCCGCCACCCAACACTCAGCAACCACATTATTCTGTCCACGAACCCAGTGAGTAAAAATAACTGGGTGTATAAGCATTTCTTTCAAGACCGAACTACAGGGTACAAAGTTCTGGATGACGAAGATCTGTACCAGAAGCGGATTATAGTTGTAGGCAATGTGTATTATCACCACAGTACGGTCGATGATAACTATTTTGTTCCTGAGGATTATGTGGTGCAGCTGGATGAATTGCAGCAGCATGATCCGGATCTTTACCGTGTGGCCCGGAAGGGACGCTTCGGTATCAACGGTAAGCTGGTATTTCCACAGTTCGAGGTTATGCCATATGAGCAGGGAATTGAGGAAATCCGAAAGATTCGTCATCCGCTCGAGAAGGCCGGTATGGACTTCGGTTTCGTGACATCCTACAACGCGTTGCTCAGGCTTGTCATAGACCAGGACAGCAAGACCTTGTACATCATCTGGGAGTATTACAGCCGAGATAAGACGGACCAGGAGATTGAGACGGATATCGAAGAATTTAAGGATACACAGGAGTTAATTAAAGCGGATTGTGCGGAACCTAAAGCTATCGCGTATTATCGCAAACAGGGTTTCAGGATGCGTGCCTGCAGAAAATTCAAAGGCTCCAGAGCGATATATACCAAAAAAGTGAAGCGCTTCCGTAGGATTGTGTGCCTGGATAACTGTCCGAATACGATTGGAGAGCTGCAGGAGCTGACCTTTGCGGTCGATAAGGACGGCAATGTGCAGGAGGATGAGTTTAACATTGATCCACATACATTGTCGGCAATCTGGTATGCGCTGGATGACTACGAGGTTGAGGATCTAAAGGGTGATAACATGAGATTCCGGATTTAGGAGGTGCCATGTGCGGGCATGATTGGAAAAATGTAAACGAAGTAAAGGTCTGTACGAAATGCGGCTTGACAATGCCGGATGGAGGCAGGCCGTTTTTTGATAAAAAAATCGTGGCGTACTGCCAGAAACGAAAGCGAGGGAAGGAACATGGATAGATGGGCTGGAAGACTTCCGAAGATGGAATATCCGGATTATGCTGCCGAAATTGAGCAGATCCGGCTGACTGGTATTACAACGGACCTTCTGGATCGTATCATCGAACGACACCAGGGCTGTCAGCGGCATATGATGGATCTGTACGGACGGTACCGGACGGAGGCGGACAAGGTGCCGATTTTTACGAGAGAGCCGAGATTCAGCGGTGACGATGATCATGAAGCTGAGAGCGCAATCAATAACCGCGTCAACAATGATTTTCTGGGCGAGATCGTAGACGGAAAGGTTGGTTATTTTGCAGGTAAGCCAGCGAATTACAACTATGGTACTGACTATCAGGCTGAAGAGGAGACTGGAGGCGAGGAAGCTGTAGAAAAGGCGTCAAAAGCTCTTTCAGATTTTGTAAAACGGAATAATATGTTCGATGTTTCGATGGAGGTGACCAAGTTTGCAGCAATCTGCGGATACTCTGGCCGCCTCTTTTACATTGATCCAGAAGGCAACGAGCGTGCCATGGTGATCCCGCCGTATGAGTGCATTATCCTCTCAGATACTGAAATGACCGAGCCGGAATACGCAGTTCGGTATTATCCATTTCTGAACCTGAATGATGAGATGATTTTCAAGGCAGAGTTTTACGATAAGAATAAAATCTATTTCTTCGAAGGTCAGCCTGGGGCGTTTGTATGCGTGGATGAGAAGCCACATCTGTTTGATTATTGTCCACTACAGGGAGTTCCAAACAACAGAGAGTTGATCGGGGATGCAGAGAAAGTCCTGGCACTGATTGATGACTATGACAGCAACTACAGTGATAACAGCAATGACATTGAGGGTTTTGCAAATGCCTACATGGTTTTTAAAAACTGCCGGGTGGATAACAATATCTTAAAAACCGCCAATGCCACTGGTGTTATTGGCATTGATGTGGATGATCCGGATTCACCGTATGATGTCACATATCTGACAAAGAACATTAACGGTGATTTTGTTAACAGCCACCTGGATCGCGCCCAGGATAATATTTACCGCTTATCCAGGAATCCGAATTTGAATGATCCAGAATTTGCAGCATCTTCAGGTCTGGCGTTACGGATCAAGATGATCGGCCTGGAAACGAAAACAGGAACCTTTGAAGCAAAGATGCTCAGTGCTGACACCTACATGTTTAAGGTTCTGAGCAGCAGTTTCCGGAAGAAGGGCACAGCGTTCGACCCTTTGCAGTGTAGCGTAAAGTACAACCGGAATTTCCCGGTAGACTTCCAGGGTGAGGCTCAGGCGGTACAGGCGCTGATTGCGGCAGGACTTCCAAAGAAGATTGCTTTTGGTGCGTTGTCCTTTATTGACGATGTGGATGCAGTTATGCGTCTAATCGAGAGTGAGCAGGACGATATTCCAGATTTGGACGATGACAATGATGACGATAATCAGAGCAAGAAGCTGGATGACCAGAATAAAGATCCCGTAGAAGGCAAGGAGAGCGATGGCTGATTACAATCTGGATTATCTCCTGGCGCAGGTCCGGCGCATCGAAGAACACCGCGAGAAGGGCACTGAGGCGAAGATACGGAAGAATTACCAGGAGATATTAAAAGAGCTGCGGCATTATCTGGCAGACACCTACAGTCAGTATGCAGAAGATGATAAGCTGACTTATGAGATCTTGCAGCGACACAGCCGTTATGCCCGATTCCTGGACGAGGTGGAGAAGAAAATCAATGACCTGTCACCAGAGACCAAGCGGCTGATCCGCAGCACGGTGGAGCAGGTCTATGAGCACACCTATAATGGCATGATCGATGCGGTGCAGGATAGGGCTCAGGATGTTGTCAGTGGTTTAAAGGGCTGTACTCAGGCAATCCTGCGGCGCGCCGTTGAAAATCCGGTATCAAAGCTGACTTTAAATGACCGTCTGGAGAAACACCGGAAGGAAATCATCTACGATATCAAACAAGCCATTACGGTCGGGCTCATGAATGGTGACCGGTACAGCACGATGGCTGGTAGGATTAAGCAGTCTGTGGATGGCAGCTATAAGAAAGCTATCCGGATATCCAGGACAGAGACACACCGTGTTCGGGAAGCAGGCAATCTGGACGCTGCTAGATCGGTACAAGAAGCGTTATCTTCTGGGAATGTCCCGCTGCAGATGATGAAGGTCTGGAAAACCATGAAAGACGAGCGGGTCCGGCCAGCGAAGCAGAAGGGCAGGAATAAGCAGTATGATCACCGGAAGATGGATGGAGTAGCAGTCAAAATTGACGAGGAATTTATTCTTCCGAGCGGCGCAAAGACTATGGCTCCGGGACAGAGCGGTGTTGCCGGTGAGGACATTAACTGCAGGTGTTACCTGAGCTATGAGCTGCGCAAAGTAGATGAAGAGTCAGTAAAGCAGACTGGAGGCAAGCAATACACTCCGTACGATGAAAATGATCCCAGAGATATCTTTGCCGCGAAGGAGTATAGGAAGATCAGTAGAGATAACAGTGATGTTAAGAAAATTGCACGGAATACTGATTTCACGGAAAAAGAAGTACAGCAAATAAAACGTCATATTTTTTACAATAAGCATCAAAAGTATGATGGCTATGGAATGTTGACTCCTGATTATGACATGGCAGTTGCGTGGAAGCGATTGCGTGAGGGGAAGCCAGAAGAACGTGATATTTTACTTTTACATCATGAATTACTTGAAAGTACGCTGGAAAAAGAATATAATTTAACTATCTCAGAAGCTCATAAAAGAGCTAAAAAGCAGTTTGACTGGGAAAAGGAACTGATAAAAGCAGTTGGAGAAGGTGGTGAACGTTTTGGTATACTGTGATTACAAAGAACATAC